CTTGTACTAGTTAAAGTAGGTGTACTTGTGGCTGTTAGTGTATTAGTTGATGTTGGCGTACTTGTGGATGTAAGAGTTATTGTTGGAGTACTAGTATAGGTTGATGTATTCGTGTTTGTTAATGTTGGAGTACTTGTTGATGTGATAGTAGGAGTTGGTGTTAGTGTTTGTGTGCTAGTTGGTGTGGGTGTGTTTGTGGGAGATTGGTCGCAATCAAATGGTGATTCAGATAAATCATTATTGGTTGGTGGTGTTGCACAATGTACGGGGTCACTATAATATTGACCTAAATCAAAATCAATATTTGGATGTTTATTGTATAGATGTTTCATCAAAATTTGTTCATTTGAATTACCATCAAATACAACAATAAATGTATCAGTCAATGGTGAACCATTTTTTTGAACATTTAAGTTAAAATATAAACCAGTGTCACAATAATTTAGGTCAACCGCTAAAACTTCTATTGGATAACCATATTGGTTAATTAGAAAATCTCCTTTATCATATAATTCTTTGGAGTGGTCGCAGCAAGGTTCGATGAAATCAATCGGTCTTATTTGTAATTCTTCAGGGAATCTATCATCAAAGTGATATGTTCCATTCGTTACAGAACCGAAATTCTCAATAAATTTATTTGTATAAACCCTTAATTGAGTTGTAGGTAAAACTTCAAATATTTCAATACTATTTGTTGTTGTTTCACCTGTAATTCTATTTTTCTTAACAGAACCAAGACATTCTTTATCAGTAACTAAAAGTTTTTCATACGAATACGTAAATGAATATCCACTTTGAGATGCATTTTGGAATTGTTGATTCGTAAATCCTGAACAAGGAAGATAATTTGCACTTAAAATGTATTCACCTACTTGTAAACCATATACAGATTTTTCTACAATCGTACCACCTGTTAAATATGAATTAATTTGTGAACTTGTTGTTGAACTATTAATTGTTAAACCTGAAGGAACCACTAAAACTATTGAACTATCTTTTAAACCATAATTAAAGTTTGATTTATACTCAACTTTTGGTTGGATGGTATATCCAGTATAATTGTCACAAAACGTTGCTCCTGATATTTCAGATATAGTATTTGAACCTTGATATCCTTGAAGTACAAATAGTTCTGTGTGACTCTTTCCGCTTGGCATTGGACATGGGTCGTGTTCTATTTTAGCTTGTAATCCTTCTATCTTGAATTTAACTTCGTTGTTTGCGGCATCAATAATATTAAAATCTATTACATCAAATTCAGTAACTCCAGTTAGTTTAAATTTACAATCATACCCCGCAACTTTTTCAATGTAAACGTCAGCATTTTGACTATGACCACTTGTACAATTTGCATAAATGTAAAACGGCCATGTGTGATTTTTTTGAACCCCGAATTGAGCACCAATAACATCAATATAGATGTCACTAACCATAATACACGATGCTGGCTCTTCACAATAAAATTCACCATTACCACTAACTTGTACACTTAATCTATCATTTGATTTTATTGTCTGATAATCCGCCTCAAATCTATAATCAAAATAATCTTTTACCGAACAATTCCCAATACCATATTTTATGGATGAAAACTTAATCATTTCTTCACCATTTTCATCTGTAAAGATTTCATAACTTACCATTGGTAAAGTTTCGGTTACATATGTTTGTCCGGTTGTTCCTGTGAATGGTGCGTAAGCATAGTAACCTGAACCATATCTTGATATTGTTATTGAACCAATAAGATTAGTCAACGCTTCAACCCATAGTTGTTTAATTTTAACAATATCAGGTTCTAAATAATCTTTATAATCACAAATAAGTGCAAGATTTACAGGGTCATTACTCACTAAGTCGGTACATCCCGTCATTGGGAATGGGTCATATAACTTAGCACTATTTGTTGTATTTGATGTACCGCTAACCACAACAGTCATTCCTGTTGTTAAACCTGTATATGATGGACCACCATAAATAACCCCATCAATTTCGATTATTGGATAGTATGTTACACCAGTCAAGTTTATTAATCCTCTAAAATTATTTTCTTCACCGAGTAAAGTTTCAACGTCTTCTTCAATTGCGGTTTCAAAATCGGGATATAAGTCCTCGATAAATTCCATTGGTTGGCAATCAAATATGTATGGATATTTCGGTCTACCAAATAAATTGTTTTCTATTAGATTACCTCCTGTCCACAGTGTAGTTGCGGGAACCAATTGTTCTACTAATTGAACCCAATAAGGGCTGATTTTATTTACAAATTCAGCAGCATCAATAAACGTATATGGTTTGAATGAAGTTTGAGAAAAATAATCTCTATAGATATCTTCAAGAACAATATAATTCTTTTTATATCTAATTGTATGAGAGTTCTTTATTACTTTGTGAATAAAATTGTTTGTAAATTGTGCAAACGTTACCCCTGTTTGTGGTGATAATAAATTTGTTGAACCGAATGAAATTTCTAAATCTCTACTTTTTCTAAATAAATCAAAATTAATCGCGTTAGACGCTGAAATATGAATATTAATATTTTTTCTATTCAAAATTAAAGACGAACCATCCAATACATCGTGAGCTTTTGTATTGTCAATATCTGTTTGTAAACCATAACCCGTATCTAATCCGGGTAGTTTTCTGAACACGTTAAAATAATCCTCACCATAAGTAAAAGGTTTATTTTTTGTTTTAATTGTTTTTGTTCTACCAGTGAGAATTGAGTTTTCGGTATCTATAATCGTTGGTGAGCGGTGGTCTAATGTAATATCATACCATCCCGCACCTTTTTGGAAGAAAATGTCTTCAGTAAGACTAAACGCTTTTCTTGGTAACCCTGTGTCAGGGTCAACAGGATAACCTTCTCTATCAAATCCTGTTGAGCCAGTGGTGGTAATCTTAGTATATGTGTACCCTGTTGTATTAAATTGACCCGTTATAAAAGTTTTTTCTCCAACAATAACATTGTATATGTCTTGTTCTAAATCAAAACTCACGGGCATTGATGTTACTTGATAGACATACTCATTAATTTTTATTAATGGTTCGGGAGCTCCTAAGAATTTTAAGAAGAACTCAATAGATGCTCTTGTTCCTTTTGATTTAAAGATATATGCAAGATTGACTAATAATCTTCTGTAGAATTCATGTTCGGCATCAACTAAATTAAAACCAGTGGATACTCCACCATAAGACGAATCTAAACGAGTATATAATACATCGTCTAATGATTTTTCATCAAATAGATTTGTAGTTGATAACCCGAGATTCTCAGATAAATTCTTTAATAAAATATCGGGTAAGTTATTAATACCATCATAACTCACATTTCTCATGTAAGCAATGTTGTCTATGTATTTTTTTACTTGGTCAAAACTTTGTCCGTAAAGTTGAAATACACTTTGAGCTCTTTGGTCTGCGGTGTCAAATTCTAATAATTGTGGTGATGTTAAAAATCTAACAATTGTGTTTGATTTAAATGTATCAATCTCATCACAAACATCTTTTAAACTTTGTACATATAATTCATAGTCAAGACCATAAATTTGTATGTTCCATCCATCCCCTAATGTTGGCCAGCTAAACTCAACGTTTTGAATTGTAACCTTTGAACCATCGGGACTATCTCTCGGAATTCTAAAATTTGATGTGTATGTTGGGCTTGTATCTCTATTGAGTAATGAAGATTCAACATCATCTAATCCATTGTAAAATTCTTCAACAATACCATCATTTGGTCTGATTATAAAGTTTGTTGTACTTGTAGAACCTGTAAATGGTTGACCAATTACAACAAAAACTATTTCATTTGAAGAATTTGGCTCTGTATATTGAAATACAGGGTACGATTCGCCATTTATATATAAAACATACTTATTGTTTGATGAATATAGATTTCTTAATTCATTTTCACTTGTAGGTTTAATCGCACTATTTGGTTCAGATAAAATAATTCCAAATGGATTTGAAACTTTACTTAACTGAATTGTGAATGTTGTTCTGTCTAAACTATTACTATATGAAATATTAAACGCTGAGAATAAGTTCACACCTATAGGACTATCGGCAATTACTTGTAATGCTGCGGGGAATTTTTTTATAATTTTGGTAATCGATACCAAAATTCTTTCTCTTAAAGAACCATATAAAGACTTATCTGCATTTTGTTTATCGTTACGAAATCTTATCGATTTACTTCTTTTGGCCGCAGAACTTGTAGGTTGCTGAGTTGTTACGTCTGTTTTAGTGTCTTCTTTTTTTATATTATCTAAAGTAAGAAACTCAGAAAATGGATTTTTTCTAAAACTTTTAGAATCTTTATCAGGTATAGTTTTATCAATGTCAAATGAGGTATTAACAAGCGCCGAACTTCCGTTGGTAATTTGTCTACCAACAAGATTATCATTAAATGTTGCCGCGCCACTTGGCGCTTGGCTTGGTACCTTTCTTTTCGCCATTATTCGGTAATCGTATCAAAGTTTAGTGTCTCATCTATGTCAGTCCTTTCTTCACGAACTTCATATAATGTCTCATTAAATTCGTCTTTGACTTCGTAAAGATTGTACTGTTTGTATATGTTATTATTATTGTCATAAATGGTGTAGATACCTTGTGAAACAGCTTTAGTTTGATTACCATACAATGCGTTAGCCAATGTACCAGCATCGTGTTCAACCATTTCAACCTCAATTGTTGTTGGGTTAAAAAATGTATTTGTTAAAATAATTTTTTGTGATGGTGTACCAATAAAGGGAACCGTATTTGGTTTATTTGATGGTGCTGAGGATGGTGTAACAGTCAAAAACATCAAATTTGTTGCTTGTTCACTATATTGATATCTGATGGCTTTTTGTGAAGTGCTTGTTAAGTTAGACACAATTGGAGTACAATAAAATGAAGATGTTACAACTCTGTAGAAGTTGGTGATTTTCTTATTATCCGACGTGTTAATATATTCTATTCTATAACCAACCAAACCTTGTGGAGTAAACTTATTCCTGTCTGCGGCTGGTACATTACTTAAATCAATAACCAAACCTCTAACAGAAGGTAATGATGCCAAAATACCACAATCCGTGATTGTTGTACGTATCTGTTTAGGTCTAATATGTAGGGTATATATTCCCAATTCAGAGAAATCTGAAGAAGCTAACTTTAAGTTATACATACCACCCAAAATCTCAACGTTTGGTGCCGCGGCATCATCAGTTGTATTTGAATTGTGAAAAACGGGGGTTAAAACATCGGCTGAACTTAACCTTTTAAGGGTTGCAGTTGCACTATTTGTTCTACCTGAAACGTAGTGATAATATATTTCTACGTCCTCGGGTGATACATCTGCCGGTCTAATTATTCCATAACTACCTACTGCCATGATTTTTTATTAATAAATATAATTTTTATTGTTTTCTTATGTTAAAATACCCATTTCCATAGATATCTAATTCCCCCGTATTGTCTATTTCGGTCAACCTAAGTATTTTTTCCATTACACCCTGTTTACCCCTTTCAACAAATAAATCAGAAAATATGGTTGGTTCGTCTATAAAACCTAAAAAGTGTTCGTTCCTTGTTAACACATAATTTATAACCTCTTCCTTTGTAAAACCAGTTGTTGTACCCGTAATCGTTGTTACCCCATCCGAGAAATCCATATAATGTAGATTGTCTATAGTATATGCACTGAAAGTTACACCGGATAGGGTTCCGGTAGTTACTCCACTATATGTGTTTGAGCCATATAATTTTTTTTCGTCAATTCTACTATTTCCGATTGCTGCGTATGTGAAAGTAGTATTTCCCGTTGTGGTTGTATAGTCAAGATTATTAAGATAATTCAACGTTTGACCTGTTATGTTTGTATACGGAATGGTAAACCCGGTCAATGAACCTAGTGGGTTAGGAACACTTACGTTTGCGGGTACGGTTACCTTTTTCTGCAATTTAAAGTTTAACCAAGGCGTGTTTAATGAAATTGATATGTTTTTTACACCCGCAGTTCCATACGTCTTGGTTGTGGAGTTAAGGGTAGTTCCGGTGTGAGTTGTTAACGTTGATGTTGTGGCATCCCCCCAATCAACTGTGAAGTTAACTGTAAGTATTTCAGATACTTTAGTTGAATCCACCGTATTGTAAACCTGAACGGTGTTTCCTGTCTGAGTGTATGAAAAATTACATATTTGTTCAACTTGTTCCATATATCCATCAAACCCAACCATTACCCCCATTTCATCAACTGACGATTCTAAAAATAGTGGGACATCGTGACTACCGACAGCAGTTGCTTCGGTTATCGAAGACCACGCACTACCTGTCCACTTATAGTATCCTGTTGCAAGACTACCTGTGACATTATAGACAACATCTCCTGTGACGGGTGGTAATGTTGTAGAACCTGACCATGGGACCCAATTACCAAAATAGTCATACCAAAATTGACCACTTAGAGAATGTAGTCTAACATTTGGAATGTTCTTCCTTAATATTTTATAAGAATTTTTCATAAAAAACTATTGGGTCATTTGTTTCACCTATTCTTGAACCAACAGAACCATTAAATTGAAATATTTGATATGAGAAATCACTCCTATCAATTACAACTTTATAGTATAAGTCATTTTCTTCGACAATTGTATCGTTAGGTGTCTTTGTTTTATTTGTAAAATCAAAAATTTCACTTGTCTTTGCATTATAAAATTTGGCGGTCATGTAAAATGTATTTCCAGTCAAATTTGTTTCATCAAATGGCGTATCGTCCGTAAACCAAAAGAAATACATATTCTCTTTATTTCTATAATTTGAACCCATAAAGACAGGGAAATATATGTAATCATTCATCGGTATTGTTGAACCGGATGTTGTTCCTGTATAAAATATTTTTTCACCCAATGGAAGTGCTATGTTTTTAGCAAAAACCATTCTTTTATTTGTATTGTTAGGAGCAACATCATTTGGTGTTTTATAAAATTCTAATCTAAAAAAACTTTCAGTTGATTGTTTTAACATTAAAGCGTTTTCTTGTAATGTTATATCCATTAACTGATAATCTTGTTTAAACGTCACACCCGTAATAATTGGATTTGCGGGGTTTGAAGTATTATACTGATAATCACCAAAGTAAAAGTAGAACCAAATGTCTGTTTGACTAAATCCACTAACATTTGTATATGGTTTATGTATGTATCTCACCGTCTCATAATTCTCTATTGGGTTTATAATCTGATAAAGAATTTCTTTTTCCATGATTTCGGCGGACTCGGTCCACCCCAAATCAGTTTTAAAATTTTGAATTGGGTCTACAATTAAATTTTGGTCAATATTTCTTCTAACTAATTCCACTTTAACACTTAAATCTTTTTATTTTATACTTTCCATCTTTTTTATTGGTATATTGTTGTTCATTACGTAAATAGAAATTAATATCATTTTTTACATAATGAATATTATTAATGTAAGGATGGTTTGTGCCAAATCCATCTGGGTCTATGAACCCATGGTCATAAACATCTCTCCATTTCCATAACAACTCCTCGGAAAAATACTTAGCGTTTTGAGGTAACCCATATATTTGATTTGTTGTAGATGTCTCAACATAAGGAGATAACTCTCTAAGTTTCACTCTATGATGTGGTTGATAGTAGATACCAAATTTATTATTTACCGACGCTCCCGAATATGATGTTGGGTCATCTTGGTTATGGTCGAATATTGTTGTTGGTGATGTAATCTTATGATACGCCTCACTAACAACTCTTTCTTTTAATTCTGACCTATTATATTCTATAAATGCGCCAGTTAATGTTGTGCCTGTCGTAATCGTACCACCAGAAATAAAAGTATTTCCTGATTTTGTAAACGTACCATAAGGTACTGACGTTTCTAACGATGTTGTTCCACTAAAATGTTGGTCAATCCACGTATCATGGAAATTAAACTTATAACCAACCTTATAGGGGTAATCAAAATATCCGTTTTTGTTTTTAAAAACAATAGACACATACACATCAGTTGGTAGGTATCCGAGATTATTTGTTAGACCTGTTAATGTAAATGGTTGTTTAAAATCATAAACTAATGATTCCATTCTGTTTCTTACAACTAATACGTCGTTATCACCAACACTATTTTCAAAAACTAATTTCTTTTCATTTTCCCAAACTGAAGATTCAAAACCAATCTTATCTAAAATAAATGCGTCTCCCATGGTCAACACTTTATGTTTATGGACATAATATGTTGAAATTGTTTCGGTTAATCTGTTTCTGTTAATGCATCTCTTACCAAGGACAACTGTGGATAACGTAGTACCAGATGGAACTTCTGATTTGCTTATTTCTAAAACATAATTTTCAGAATTAAACTTTTCATTACCAACCGAAGTAACCGAAAATGTTCTACCTGATTGTGGTACTGTGTTATTTAATGTGCCTCCCGATATCACAATATATTCTCCCTTACTAATACCATGTTCAACTGGACTTGTTAGATAATATGATGACCTGTCTTCTGTAACTCTAAATGGTATTCCATCTTGAGCAGTAAAACTATAGACGGTATTACCACTCAATGTATATTTCATTTGGTGAGATGGGTCACCAGAATAGATATATGATAAACAAATATTCCAATTGTGAAATGGTGCTGTGATTGGTGTGACTTCAACATGGTCTGTTTGTCCGGTCACTATTATATTTTGAGTAAACGCAGAAAGTACACTTGTGGAAATAGGGTCGTTGGTTTCTCTTTTAACATCATCTCTTAAAAATGCAAATTCATTGTATGGTAAAAAACCATCAAATTGATTACCATCATCAAAAACTAAATATAAATTCTTCTTTAATGGTTGATATCCTGTAGTTCCACTATACAGATTTCTGAAAACCATTTTAAGTTTTCCATGTATTTTATAATGTGGACTTTCGTTTCTCTCTTTTGCAAAAAGTATTGATGTGTCAAGAATGATTGTTCTATCACCTTCTCTAAGCAAATTTTTACTTTCATCTAAATTTATTTTTAGACTCAAATCTTCATTAATCGCTCCAAAGAATTTTTTAGTTGGTAATATGACTTTTTTCTTTTCCATTATTCAGATGCGGGAAACGCCCCTAAAGGACCAAATCTTTTTATAAATTTATCAACACCAGTATTGCCGGGTCTTAATCCAAAATAAAATTGGAATGGTGTGGATAAAATTTGTTTATATTCCGAATAATAATCTTGTGTTTTTCTAATGATAAAATCCATACCACTATTCCAACTTAACGTGTGCCAAGTACCCGCAGTACCATACCTCGTATATAATATACCCGCGGTTGGCGTTGTGATGGTACCACCTGTAACAAATAAATAAGTAAATCCGGGATATTGTGTATCATATGATGTGTGGTTATCTGTTACTGACGCTTCAACAACATCAAATTCAACACTATTTGTCACGTTCAAACCTGTTATTGATAATCCGCTATATGTATAAGTCATTGGTAATAACAAGTATTTATCTGATGGGTCATTAGTTCCACCAGTCAATGTATATCCATATGTCATACCCTGTAATGGTTGTGACTGAATATTTTTATAATCCCACGATTGGTCATCTTTAGTGTCGTCGTCATATGGTCCGAAACCTGTTCCTTGTTTATCCCATAAAAAGAATGGGACGTTTTGAGATGATTCTGTTAATCTGCCTGGTTCATTTAAACAAGCTCGAACTCTTTGACCATCCGCATCAAAATCAAATGTTATCGGTGTTGGTCCCCACACATCGGTTCCATTTTTAAAAACCGCAGGATATGTTTCAGGGTCAAGAATTTGATACGAATAACCTAAATATTTTGGACTTTGTAGGTTGAATTCTTCAATACCCGCTTCATTATTAATTGAAATTAATTGTAGAATATCTCCGTCCAATACTTTTTTTCCATAACCACATTCTTCAAATCCTCCATTATCAAAAAAATCATCAAGACTAAATCCGTCATTTGCTTCGGTATCCATTCTATAGTTTATAATTAAACCTAGTAGTTCGCCAAAACTTTGAAATGACGATGGTCCAATAGACCTTACAACAGAGCAATTTGGGTCAAGTGTTGGGTCAGTACATATTTCTCTAATAAATTCATCTCTTGGTCCTAAATCAACTAATGTAGTCGGATGACCAATTCTTTTAAATGTATCAGGGTTTCCATTAATATTAACATATGTATATGTTTTACCAATGAATGTTCCTGATGAGTTTGATAACGTAGAACGATAATAAAATCTTTTTACAGGAAAACCAGTAGTCTCTTCTTTTGCTTTATATATAACTAAATCTTTGCAGTAATTTGTACGACCAACATTTAAATCTAATGTTTTTTCATCATTCCATCTAACTCTAGCTTTAAATTGAAAGAAATATAATGAACCGCTTAGCCAGTTATCTAAGAATCCATAATTAACAATTCCTCCACAGAACATTGTACCAACTCTTTTTCTTCTTCTGTATTCTTTAAGAATTGCAAATATTCTAGTGGCACTTTGTGTTCCGGGTATAAAATAAAACACTCCATTACTAAATTCTGAAAACGCGTAGGACCCACCAGAGTTAGGACCATCTGCCGGTGTATTTGGTGAGAACGACGCTCCTAGATATGAAATTGGTAATCCGAACTCATTTCTATCTGATATTCTTGTTGCGGTTATATCTGCACCTGCCGGTAAAGAACCTGGATTGTATTGTGTTCTACCTGTACCAACAAAGTATTTAGAAACTATGTTTTCATTATATGGAACATCATATAACTCACATTCAGATTCAAGTTGTGCCGTTATTACTGACGCAGGATTTACAGGTGAATTTTTATCTCTAATTTCACAATTATACTGAATTGTTTCGATAAAGAATCCATCTGGGTCATCAAATGTTAAAACATAACTCAGACAATCTTCCGGTGGGTCGGGGTTTATAGTAACACTAATATTAAATGTACCACCCGTACCTCCCAATGGAATTATTGTTGTTGTACCATTAGATGTATATGTTAAAACATAATTTGATTGATTATTAACAAAATCCTCTGCTCTTTCACATAGGGTAGGACCTACTATTAACATGGCCCCCGTACATGGTTGGGATGACCCCGTATACCCCGTATATGGATTGGTTTGGAAAAAATCATCATTTGATACAGTAAATCCTGTTCTCGGTGTTTCAACACTTGAGCCGTGTACTGTTATTGAACCAACTTCGCAATATTCAATTTCAGCTAACCCACCTTGAGCTGTACCAAATTCGTTTTCACCATTACATTCTTCACATTCAGGATAGTTTATTAAATATAATTTTCTTTGTGTGGCGTCCTGAATTATATATGCCGCTTTTTTGACTCTACTTGATAATCTTGTAGTCGGCCAGCCATTAAACGCATTAGCTAAATCATGTAAAAAGTTTGCAAGTGCATTTGTTAAAAGAAATGTAAATAAATTTATTAAATGTTCAAATAAAAGTAAAACATCCGCAATTAGTAATTGAAATGTATAATTTTTAAATCCATAGTTTACCGGTGGGGTTACTGCACTTGAAGCACAATCTTCCTCCTCTGAAGGTACCAACTCTTTTAAACCGAGATATCTATCTTTTGTAAATGTATTTCCTACGAAGTATGAACCTTGAAATGATGATACGGTATAAACCTTGTTATATGTTACTCGATAAAAATAATCTCTCGGATAATAAAAACCATCGGTAGAATTAAGTATAAAATTTTCTACCGCGTGTTGTGGGTAGTCATCAAAATTAATAGAAAAGGCGTACGATTTTTCTTTATCATTTGGACTTCCTATTCCTAATTCATTTTGATATTCTCTAATGTTTGGTACTAAGTAGTCTGCGTTAGTTCTAATTCTTTCCATTCCATCATCCGATAAACTTATTCTAAATCTATAACATGATGATGTTGGAATTCCTTTATTTGGGTCATTTGTGTATTCATTTTCACCGAATTCATTTGTGTACAAATAATCCATGTTCATTGGGAGTGCAACAATGAATGAACCATCTTCGTCTATATCCTCATTAATTGGTAATTCCTCTAATATTGGTCTTAACTTAACATCCTTTTGACTTGTAAATCTTATCGCCTCTATCCTACCTGTCTTTGTTGTAAGGTCACATTTACGCCCCATTTTTCTTCTTGGAGCACAATTTTTATTTAATGCAGATTTTCCTGTATCGGTATATGTACCTCCGATTAGATACGCTTTAGGTTCAATCTTTACACCCTTGTTCGATAAATCAAAATCGGTTCTTGTTATTCCAATTTCACATATATCTTCATTTCCCCAAAACGGGAAAACGTCTATCGTTTGATTAAAAGAAACAATGTGAGGTAATGAATCAATATCTTCTGAAGCTTTAAATGTGTATTCATTTTTAAATTGGTCAACACCCATACCTTGACGAATAAAATCATCGGGTCTAAGTGAGAAACAACCTATGTCGGATAAATCAACATCAACGTGAATGGTTTGATTACCTGTAGGTATTCCCCAAATCATGAAATCGCCCGCATCGTTAGTCTTTGCTGTGTATTTGTAATATTTCTCGTAAACTTCGAGAACCTCTTCTCTTGTTAAGATATCTTTTTGGTCAGGGAGTGTTCCTGTTGGTTCGTGTCCTCCGTGTTGTTTCCTTGATGGTAAAAGGTTGTATCTATAACCCTTTTCATCTTTATCGTTTACTGAAGTAAATGGATATAATGCGGATATTACGGGGTCTTCACTATCCTCATCCGTTATGGGAATAAAAATAGACACTCTAGCATTAGGAACACCAAATCCGTTATTAACTGATATCCTACCAACAACAACCCCATAATCTGAGCACATCGAAGCATAGACATCACTTTGGGTGAATTTTAGAGACAAAATCTCCAAGAGGTCATAGTCTTGTTTTAAGTCGACTGTGACTCTTTGGTCTCTACCAATATTTGTGGAAATTCTATGCTTCTGAATCACTTTTACTATAAATAGAAATTTATAGATTTTCCAAAAAAATACGGAAAATAAAAATTAAAATGTAGTCGAACCGAGAGTTCTTACTCTTATTTTGACATCTTTATTTGGAAATCTAATCTGAAATATCTGATTGGATTTCATATAGATTGTCATATCGGATTGTAAGATTTGTTTGGTGGTTGTATCTGAATAATCTTGTGCAACTTCTGCGCTTGAATATTCACCACCTGTTAGGTTAAATACTCTAACGTCAACCACATTTACCACGCCAGTAACTTGACCTATTAATCTATTTAAATCACCCACAAGTAATGGGTCTCCCATTTTTCTTTTTTCAATGGCGAAATAGTCAATAATGTCTTCAATACTATTTCTTATAATCTCAGTTTGATTTCCGTTTTTATCAATAACCAAATCTATCTCTAATCCTAAATCAATTACCTGACCGCTTTCAATGTCAACGTAGTCATTAATCATTCTATATTCGGACAAATAATTTAAAATATTACTCTTTAGTGTTGTAGATACTGTATCTGAAAGATTACCATTTTCATCATAAGATAACAACTTGATTTTCACTTTGTTATCTTCTTCAATCACATTTACTTTTGCTGGTGCACCATAAGTAGATGGCATTGTCTCAATCAATGATTTATAATCGTTTAAGGTTACAGCTCGATTTTGTGCCGCAAAATTGTAAGCAATCATGTTTCTGATTTCTTCAATTGTTGGTTGGTCTGCTCCTCCAATTGCCGGTGTAACGTTTGTTACAATTAGTGATTGAGTTACCTGAGTATTAATAGACGAATTTGGTCCATTAATTACGAAATCAATATCATCAACACTTGTAATAACATCTACACCGATGTTTGTGTCTTTACCACCACCTATTCTATATTTTATGAATAATGTTGTACCAACTTTTGGTAAAGCACCTAAAGACATATTATTTAGATATGTTCCAAGATTAACTTTTAATGACCCGTTCATGTAGTCATCTAAGTTATCCATTGGGTCAACATTACCACTTCCAAATGTTACAGAAAAATAACCCTCTGGTGTATATTCTGTAATAAATTTATTAGCAACACTTACGTATTTTCCTGCGGTAAAATTGTCTCTGTCAGATGCATTTGTCGAATCGGGTACGAATACTTTATCTTGCATTAAAGATTTAACTTCATACCACTTATTTGTTCGGTCTAAAAATTCTGAGTTTGATGGGTTACCAGCAAAAGAAGTACCATCCTTGTGTATAATTGATGTTACACCCAAAACATTTTGTTCGGGTAGATAAAGTTTTAAGAATGGTTTTTGGTCTAATTCGGTAATTACTTTTCTGAAAATTCTTGATGCACCACTAACAACGGCTTCTCTTTTTACAATAGTATAAGATAATAAACGATTGTTACCATCAAAATTAGGAATCTTCAATCTATTCGGTTCTCCCTTACTATTAAAAGGATTTGAAAAATCGATGTTCTCGATTGCTTCAAATGCTTGTCCTCCACCGCTAATTTGTGCACCCGCCTTAATCGTACCTAAATAACGTTCATCTTCCTTATCGCCTCTAACAGGTACATTTACACTAAAATCACATAACGCAACTGATGGTCTTGTACCTGGTAGTCTAATACCATATGTTTTTGCGATATGAAATAGAGATTGTCTTTGTTGGGCAAAATCCAACATAGTCTCTTGCCACACTCTATCAATATGATAATGTAGATTATCGGTAACTGCGGCATTTAAATCTAATAGTACAGAATAAATTGATGCGTCATTAGTATTCTTAACTAAGTCAGGATAGTATTCCTTTGTTAGGTTTACTAATTCTTGTCTCAAACCTGCAAAGTCTCTTGTTGCGTATGAAATCTTTTTTCCCATGTTATATATTAATAATTATAAAGTCAGAAGAACTAAATGGTTCATTATTAATCTCGTAATCAATTCTAACTTTTGCGGTATATGGTTTTGTGGCATTATTTGATACCCTGAACAATCTTGAATCTGAATCCTCACTTACACTTGATGGTTCTTCGGTGTCTTGGTCTGCGGGAGTTATTCTTATTGAATTTATATCGAGATTTGGAATAAACTTTTTAACTGTTGTTCTTATTTCATCCTCAATCGTTTGGAATGTCACCGCGTCATTTGGTTCAAATATGAACTCGTATAGTCTTGTTCCAAAGTCAGGTAAATAATATCGAGTACCTCTTCTTGTTAAAATAAGATGTAACAAATTTGCTCTGATTTCTCTATCAGGAGCTTCTGTCATATTAAGAAACAATCCTTTCCTACTCTCTCTAAATGGAAAATCTATACCATACGTTGCTGCCATACAAATAAATATAAACAAAGATGAAATACTAATAAATGAAAATCCCGACTTCGGTCGGGATTAACACCATATTTCGGTAATATATTTTAGGAACCACAACCTTCACATTCAAATGGTGAGTCTGTTGGTTTTGGTGTGTTTAGCATTTCAGTCATCTTAACCTCTTCAGATGTATCCTGAATAAAATTATTAGTAGTTGGTACTTCGACAGACTCAACCACCGGTTTTACTGTTGATGTATCGATTCCAAGTCCTTTTAGTGGGTCAACAGCCGCTCTTGTTCTTAGGTAGTACATACCAGTTTTTAAACCAAGTTTCCAACCATAAAGGTGTGCGGCTAATACTTTTTGTTTACTAGCATTATCGATAAATAAATTTAATGATTGTGATTGGTCAATATAGATTGAACGATTGGCAGCCATAGATAAAATCTTCTTCTGAGACATTTCCCAAACAGTCTTAAATACCTCTTTGATATCCGTTGGGATTTCAGGGATATTTTGAACTGAACCATTTTCCATGATTAGTTTATTTTTAATGTCGTCCGACCATATGTTTCTTTCAAGTAATGCTTTAACCAAGTGCTTGTTGACCACGATAAACTCACCACCAAGTGTTCTTCTTGAGAATATGTTTGAAGTAAATGGTTCAAACGATTCGTTATTACCTAAGATTTGTGCGGTAGACGCTGTTGGCATCGGTGCAACCAATAAGGAATTTCTAACACCGAATTTAACAACCTCTTTTCTCAGAGATTTCCAATCCCAACGACCACTTGTGTCTTTATCGGTTTTACACCACAATTGATATTGAAAAATACCTTCAGATAATGGTGAGCCCAGAAAACTTTCATATGCCCCATTTTCTTTTGCAATGTCTTTTGATGAAACAAGTGCTGCGAAGTAGATAGTTTCAAAAATTTCAGTTTGTAGTTTGTCGGCGCCCTCACTTTCAAATGGAATTGATAACATACAAAATACATCTGCTAATCCCTGTACACCTAAACCAACGGGTCGGTGTCTCATATTTGAAAGTTTTGTTTCTTCAGTTGGGTAGAAGTTTAAATCAATTACATTGTTTAAATTCTTTACCAATTGGTACACGTATCCATATAAAAGTTGATGACTGAATTCGCCATCAACAATATATTTTGGTAATGCAATTGACGCTAAATTACAAACAGCCTGTTCTGTTGGACTTGAGTACTCAATAATCTCAGTACATAAATTTGAAGATTTGATTGTGCCTAAATTCTTTTGATTTGATTTGTAATTTGCGTGGTCCTTATATAACATATAAGGTGTTCCTGTTTCAATTTGTGCAGTCAAGATTGCATCTATTAGTTTTCTTGCTTTTACAACCTTTCTCGCTCTTCCTTCTTTCTCATATCTTTCATACAATTCGGTAAATTCTTGAGTGAATGAAAATGGGTCATCGTATTTGTCAGATAAACCCGGTGCTTCATCAGGTGAGAATAACGACCAATCACCATCTTCTTCGACTCTTTTCATTAACAAACTTGGGGTCCACATTGCTAAGAATAAATCTCTTGCACGTAGTTCTTCTTTACCATGGTTTTTTCTTAAATCGATAAATTCAAAAACATCTGAGTGCCATGGTTCAAGATAAATCGCGAAAGAACCTTTTCTTTTACCACCTTGATTAATCCAACGAGCAACTTCATTGTACGTTTTCATCATTGGAAGTAGTCCGTCTGATTCACCACCTGTTCCTTTAATATATGAACCCTTAGCTCTAACGTCATGAACATGTAGTCCGATACCGCCAGCCCACTTTGAAATTTTAGCAACGTCTTTAATTGTGTCAAACAAACCATCAATGTCATCGCCTTTATTACCAATTAAGAAACAAGAAGACATTTGTGGTCTACAAGTACCGGCATTAAACAATGTCGGAGTTGCGTGAGTGTAGAAATGTTGTGATAAATCATCATAAACTCTCAAAGCCATTTCTAAATCTCCATTACAAATACCAACGGCAACCCTCATATACATATATTGAGGTCTTTCAACAATTCTTTTACCAATCTTCAAAAGATATGAATGTTCCAAAGTTTTAAATCCAAAATAATCAAAATCCAAATCACGTTCTTGTCTAATTGCTCCGTCTAATGCTTCTCTATTTTGAATTACAAATTGATATACCTCGTCAGAAATCAATGAGGACTCTTTACCTGTTTTAGATTCAATGAATGAGTGTAACTCTTTTATACATTGTGAAAACTTCTTAGGGGTTGTCTTGTGTAGATTAGATACCGCAAGTCTACCAGATAATTTAGCATAATCGGGATGTGTGGTAACAAGAGACGCTGCGGTCTCGGCAGCAAGAATATCTAATTCTACTGTCGATATACCGTCGTAAATTCCTTGAGTTACTTTTAATGTAACAAGTGTTGGGTCAACATATTCTATATTCAAATCATCACAGAAATATTGCATTCTTTTTGTGATTTTATCATATCTCATCTCCTCAAAGGAGCCGTCTCTTTTTTTAACTTTCATTTTTAAAAATAATTAAAAATAAATGTCATCAATGTTTGTTATGTCTTCAATAGACGATGTTGTTGCCACACCCGCTTTTTGATATTCGGCAACTCTTTTTTCAAAGAAATTTGTTTTACCTTGAATTGCAATATTCTCCATAAAATCAAATGGGTTATTTGAATTACATACTTTAGGTACACCCAAAGACATTAACAATCTGTCGGTAACGAACTCCAAATACTGAGACATCAAATCTGAATTCATACCAATTAAACGAACCGGTAGTGCCTCAAGAATAAACTCTTTTTCAATCTCTAATGCGCTACAAATGATTTCTTTTATTTTAGTCTGTGTAAGTTTCTTTTGAATATGATTGTTATACAAATGACAAGCAAAGTCACAATGCATTCCCTCGTCACGAGAAATCAGCTCATTTGAGAACGTTAATCCTGGCATTAAACCACGTTTTTTGAGCCAAAAAATAGAACAAAATGAGCCAGAAAAGAAAATACCCTCAACTGCAGCAAACGCGACAAGTCGTTCAACGAATGAGTCAGCGTTAATCCACTTGATTGCCCATTCTGCTTTTTTCTTGATAGCGGGTACAGTTTCAATCGCATTAAATAAACGATTCTGTTCTTCTTTATCTTTAATATATGTATCAATCAAAAGTGAATAGGTTTCACTATGAATGTTTTCCATCATGATTTGGAAACCATAAAACATTTTAGCTTCTGTGAATTGAACTTCGTTAATAAAATTCATCGCCAGGTTTTCATTTACGATACCATCCGATGCCGCAAAAAACGCCAAAACGTGTTTAATGAAATGATGTTCATCATCATTTAATTTGTTTCCCCAGTCATTGATGTCTTGTGCTAAATCAATTTCCTCGGCCGTCCAAAAACACGCTTCTTGTTGTTTATAAAGCTTCCATATATCGTGGTGTTCGATTGGAAAGAGGACAAAACGGCCAGGATTTTCTTGTAAAATCTTTTCTTTCATTTATTAAATTTATAGGACTACCGATTAAGTAACTCTTGTCGTCTCTTAAATGCGTCAGCCGCCCTTTTGGTATTTGTTTTTACTTTTTCTTCTTGGTGACCGAGAAGTGTTGTTTGACTTTCAGTATCAATTTTTAGATATTTGTTATCAAACTTGCAGTTGTTCCAAATAATACCATCTTGACCAATACGTGATTTAAGAAGTGTCATTGTTGCCAGGTTGTGTTCTTTTTGTTCAAGTGTTTTACCAACGGATAATACAACGTGACCAATCTGTGCCTTTTTGATTGACCCACCCATTTGGTCGGCAGTAACTACTTCAGATGAGATTGATTCTCTATTTCCTTGAGTTGCTGTCCATATTGCAATATCAAATTCATGGGTCATAGCCTCAATACTTCTCATAACAGAACCCTCACTTTTCCATTCTTCACCGAAAATACATCTTTCAGGTGAAATACAATCCACGTAATCGATTACCAAAAGGTCTAACTTTTTACCATCAGACAAGTGTTTTCTTATTCTTGATTTAATTTCAGAAATGGTGACAGAGTCACTTGGTAACTTCATTGTACTAAGTGAACCCGTATTTACTTCTTTAATTTCCTCAATAATTTTCTTAACCTCATCTTTTCTTTCGGATTGTGCATCTGACTCAATTCCTGTCCAAATGGTAAAGTGTTTTCTTTTGATATTTGATGGATTGTCCTCGAAGAATATTTGAAGTACGTTAAAATTATGATTGTATGCTGTGTTTGAGAATAATGTTAATAATGTTGTCTTACCTGTTCCGGTAGGTGCTAATACAACCCCAAGTTCACCTCTACCTAAACCACCTTTAAGAACATTATCAACTCCTGTAATTCCTGTTGGAATTGCTTGTCTATTATCTTTTTCTAAAGTGGCATCAATATCATGAAATACGTCCATTGATTCTTCAGGAGGAAGTCCTACCTGCATCGCCTTCTGAATAATAGTTTCAATCTTTGGGTAGTCTTGGAATGCTCCGTTTTCGATGATGGTATTGATTTTCTTTAATTCCTTCTTTAGGTTCTGTTGTTTACAGAAATTCAACGCTTCGTCCTTAACAATAGAATTATCTTGTGTATTTGTTTTGATGGATTCAAGTGTATCTAAGTGAATTTTTGCATTCTCTCGAGACCCCATCTCTGCAATAATTTTAATTGCCAAACTCTGATAGTCTGGTAATTTGCTGTGCGTCTTATAATATTCTTTAATGCACTCTGAAATGAATTTGAACGATACGTTGTCGAAATATTTACTTTCGATTACATCGATAATTTGTTCTCCATATTTTTTATCCTCTATAATTGACCTTAATAATGCTTGTTGAAATGACGTTCCTAACGTACCAAAATTCTTTTCATTCATTGTATATATATATTATTTTTTTATAATTTATGGTTCAAGTATCTTGTTTCCAGTTCTTCAGATGATAAAATAGCGGTTAACTCCGCCAAATATCTCTTCAGGTGGGGACGAATGTCCACCGTATATCTCGTTTTTGGATGAAAGAAATACGCGGGGAACACCCTTTGAATAAATACTTCGTCACCCATCTTAATTTCCAACAAAAAAGTTTCTTTCGAGGTATCTTCCGTGGCTTCTGCAGACCCCAAACCATAAAAATATTCACGATTTTCGTAGAGATAATCCGAAGTTTTTATTTTTAAATCTTCAAAAATTTCGTCACAAATATTTTTCACATAATAATGCATGTTGAGTGAACGACGAGATTTTGGGTTATGACCCCTGACATTAAAATAACGTTGGCAAATAATGTTTCCTTCAAGAGTTAAAAGAAATTCGAATTTAGTTACATCTTGATTAGTCATTGGTTTTTATTTTAATTATTTTTTTATTTTTTTCTTTTCTTGTTAATCTTAAAAAGGGGTTTAAGAAGTTTATCCATGCATCATCTAACTTGGGAAGGAGAAGGAAGATTCCGTCTTCTGTCATCATTTTCATCATATTCTTATATGAACGTCCTTCGGGGTCTAATCGGTCGTTTATTAAGGAAATAATCGACTCCTTTGCTTCATCCGTTAGGAATGGTTCGTCAAGACTCACAATTCTATTATTGACATCAAAAAATTCCTCTCCAAATACTCCGTATTTGGTCACTCCAGTTAGAAGATTAGTGATAAGACGATTATCCTTGTCTTCCTCAAATAAGATGTTAAATCGGTCTCTAATGAAGTCTAATGTAATTCCCTCGGTCTTTAGTTCGGGAACCATGGTGAGAAGTCTTCTGACACCAAGATTCTTTATACCTGCAATATTATCAGATGGGTCACCACATAACATCTTTACAATTTTGATGTTCTCTATTCGAATCTCCTCGTGGTCATAGACAAACATATCGTTAGGTTGATACATTCGACTATGTGTGGGATTGAATAGTCTTGTGTTCTCCGATACAAGTTGGGTAAGGTCTCCGTCAGATGAGAATATAATTATACCTTCATTTGAGTGTTGGACATAATATGCTATGGAATCATCTGTTTCACAATAGTCGTATTCTCCTTGTCTCACAAACAACTCTTCGAGGTATTGTTTTACTCTATTTCGTTGTTGTCCGTAAGAGTGGACTTGTTCCTCACTTCTAATTCGTTCCCTTCTGTTTTCTTTATAGTGGTGGTAGTATCTTCTGCGAGATGATGAACCTTCTTTACCATCCCAAAATACCACTACCTTATCTAATCTATGTGTCTCAATAGCTCTTCTAAGAGTATTGATGAAGTGGTATAATCCACCAATATGATTACCCTTGTAAAAGTGATTCTTTAATCCAAAAAAACCAATGGTTAATAAATTATCTCCATCAACCAATAAAATATTAGACATTTCGTCTTATGTAATTTTCCGTTAAACAATATCAATCTTCAGTATCTTCGTCAGCTATAGGTTCAAACTTAATATCTGTAACATTTGTAACTGATTCTCCGAATAGTTTACTTATGTAATCAAGATGTTCCTTAATATAATTTTCCCTTGAAATCTTTTCTTCTGCTGTTTCTTTTGCTCTCATGAATCCGTGTGGCGTTACCATAATTTTTCCATCTGCGAACGCAATACCATTAACATGATTCTTCATTACTGAAATTTTACTTCTGGTTGCGATAGTAATGGTTCTCTTATTTTTTGTGATAGAGATTTTGGTAATACCAGCATTTTTCTCATTTCCAAAACGGAAAACCAGTGTTGAGTTTAACCAAATTGATTCGCCCCCTTTAGCTTTGATTTTTGGTTGTTCCCATGGGTTACTTGGAAGTTCTACCCAAGGTTGATTTACAATCACAAGAGTATTCGTGTTTGTCTTATCCGCTCTTCTTGAACCTGAAATACGTTGGTTAATACCCATACCAATTTTATCAGAAAGAACTGATGCGTTGTGTTGTTTACCACCTTTACCTTCCCAGGTCATCTTACATGGTACAGAACCAACAGAATCCCAAAGGAACAATAGGTCATATGGTATTTCACCATTTTCTTGTGCATCAATCATTTCATTAATAAAGTCAGTAATTTGTTCAATATACTCGAAATCATTTCTAAAAATGAAATCACCTGTGAAAGTAATTTCACCTGTATCGGTATTAACATCTTCTTTAACCGGAACGCCCATAATCTCTGCGTGTTCAAAGTTGAACTTTTGTTCTGTAATAATGAAGATGGGTAATATACCCTTTTTAATTGCGTCCGCAGCTGCCGCCAATAATGCGGTTGTTTTACCTGTATCCGTGTGACCAAGGAACATGTTAATGTGTCCAAGAGCAGGACCAGGTAAACCCGTTGCGTCCAAAAATGCGTTACCCAAATCTAAAAACCTATCAGGTTTGTAGGTCATTTTACTTGAGTATTTGGATGTTATACTAGAAATTGAAAAATCTTTTTTCTTAATAACCATATTAATATTTTTTAAAAAGGACTACTCTCAAGGACAAGATGTCCAAGAGAGAGTCCTGTATATTGTTCTTAGAATGGGAGGTCATCATCCGCGCCATCACTTTCTTGTGGGTCTACTGGTTTTGTAGTTGTAGGCGAAGAGGGGGGCATGATTGTTCCACTTTCTTCTAAATTAGAAACCCATTTTTTGGTTTCACTATCCCACTTTGGAACTTCACCTTTGGCAACCATTTCTAAATATTCTTCGGGTTTTTTAGAATATACATCCGCCCATGTCAAATCATCGTTTACCCATGAGTCAGAAGTCCCCTTATCTGTGTGTAGTGGATTTTGGTCTTCGGGGATGATAGATGTGATTGTAGTATACTCTCGACCATTACCGGCTTTGGTTAATCCCAAAGTAATGATAAGGTCACGACCAATGTTTACATCGGTGATATCGCCTTTGTTTTTAAATAAAGGAAAGATTTTATCTAATACACCATCACCTCTACTATTGTGTTTGAAACGCCAGAACTTAACACCATCCGGTTCGTTCTCTCTATCGATAACTTTTACAATATAGAACTTACGAGCTCTGTATTGACGAGCAAGAACCTTGTCGGATTCAAGTCCTGTCATATTGAGTGCATCGTACACCTCGTTTAGGGGTGAACGTTTACCATCCTGTTTTGGGTCATATAGTTTAACCCAATTACCGTCCACCTGAACCTCATGGAAATACACCTCTTTAAATGGTGAACCACCATCTGTGGTAGGTAGGATTCTAATACGTTTTTCACCACTACGGGCACCTTTTGGTAACAGGGTAGTAAAATACTTCTTTAATCGTTCTTCTTGTGAAACTTTGTTTGAACTGCCGCCAGCGGCTTGTTTGTTTTTCTCATACTGAGCTAAAACTGCATCAAATGTAGACATAAAATAAAATTTAAATTGGTTATATGTAAAATATAGTAAAAAAAAACCGGATTACAAAATCCGGTTTGAAAAAAGTTTGAAAAATATTTTACTCTAAAGTTAAAAGATACAAAAGTTTGTTTAACAAACCAAGCATCTCATCCCTTAGGTTTAAAAGGTCTGTGTCTTTGGATGGGTCTAAGTCTTCTGTAAATTGGATGATACCTTCGACACATACTGTAATCATGTCTTTTGGATTCATCTCCGACAGGTTTATAAGTTTTATATTATTAGTCTCATCATCTAAAACAAATCTACCATACTTACCCATAGCAATCTCAACGAATTCATCAATTAATTCTGTGAAATCATTATAAGTATTACCAAACGCTTCGTGTCTTGCGATACCCTTTGTTTGCCAGTGGTTAATTTTTAATTGTAGATGTAGTCCTAATAAAAAATTTACTTTAGAACCTAAATTCATCTTGGTCGTCTTGTTTATTAAACGTATCTCTTATTGTTTCTTGTGAATAATTCTGAATATCGTCTTTGGTTAAGACATACTCATTTTTACCACTTGCCCTCATTTCACCTTGTTTTTGTGAAAAGAACTCTTGTGGGTTTTGATTAAAGGGATATGAATCTAATGAACGCATCTCAAGTCTTTCTTGAGGGGTTGGTTCTTTTACTTGTTCAATCTTAGAGCCCAATTCGTCAATCTTAGCCATAACAGCATCCATATCTGCCAATTTTTGTTCTAAGTCGTTCAATTTAGTGAACACATCGTCCATCTTAGAAACAACTCCTTGGTTCTCACCCCTGCTATTGTCCAAATCCTTTTTAATTGATTTGGTCATATTAACTAAATCGGTGATATCGATTTCTTCGGTTGTATCTTCTCCTCCCCCAACTGGTGGCGGTGCTCCAGCACCGGCATCCATAGGTGGAGGGGTGGGTGCTCCAGCACCGGCATCCATAGGTGGAGGGGTGGGTGCTCCAGCACCGGCATCCATAGGTGGAGCCACTGCCGCAGGGTCCGCTGGAGGGGGTGGAATTTCCTGTTCGTTCATTAATTTAGTTGCGTATTTGTTGATTTCTTTAAATCTAGCAACTTCTTCTAATAGTTTTTTTTCTAATTTACTCATGGCTTTAATCTTGTAATAGTTGTCTACCGTCTTCGGTAATAAATTTTTTATTGATTCTTTCTACGATTCCATCTTTAATCCTGATGACATAACATTCGCCTGTCTGTAAATCACACTCTTCTCTTTCCATACCATCCTGAGAAACACTTTTGGTTTTGGTTGGGGAAATAAAATTGTCGAGTGCGTTATTTAATTTTTCGTTACTCATAGTATTTTCTTTTATAAATATCAAAGAAATGATAAAATATACCGATTGTTAAGACATTTTGAAGTATATTACTTCACCTGTATCTATTTTAAGTTCATCCATTAGTTTTGGCGACATACCCATACCATATCCCTCTACTTTTGGACCTACCGATATTGGCCCTTGTACTGATAAGGGTCCTGAACCCGGTACTAATTGATAACTTGGTTGTAATGTATATGTTTTACCATTCTGAGGGTTTTTGAATTCTGTTTTTGCGGTTCTTATTTTTTGAGCATTCGCAGTACCGAGTTGGAACTTGGTATTGTAAAACTTCATATCTGAACCACTAACATCAGACCATTTGATTCCTTCCGCAACGTTCATGGTTGTTCCTGATTCAATAGGATATTTTTCCCCTCCCATTTTAATTACAATAGCCCTAAGCCAAGTTTCTGTTCCACTACCTGATGTGTAATCAACCTTTTGAATATCGGGTTCGTTATCATATCCGTTATATGGTACACCAAACTCTGTTATACCCACTTTTGGTGTTGATTTTGTAAAGTCTTCTCCTTCTATTGATTTTGTCCCCATATTTGTAAAATATGTGACACCGTCAAATACAACTGTCTTGGTTGTACCCTCGATTGCCTTTTTTTGTTTTAATACCGATTTAGCCCTACTTGTCATTTTATCAAATAACACTCTATAACTCGAAATGAATGAATCCTTAGGGTCGGGTAATGAGGTATAAGGTATTCTACCACCACTAAATTTTGTACTAATAACATTACTCTTAATTGTGTGTTCAACATCTATTATCAAATATGTTCCTCTAAACATTGGAACATTTTTCAAATAAAAGTACATAGTTGGTTGAATCATTACGTTACCCATACAGGTAACACCACATCTATAAGCGGCTTGTTTATAGTAATCAAATAAACCAACATCAACATTATATGCTCCAGCTCCTCCTTCTGACCTTGCCAAATTTTCCAACACAACAAAAGATTCTGATGTATTTTTTAAAGTCGCTTGGTCAAGGTCTAAACCCTTAAATATTCCTTGATTTTGGTCACCGAAGCTTACCTCAAACGCAACTACTCTATTAGATTTAGATAAATCGTTTTGTGAAAAACTTTCTAAGGATGTTATCAATAATGGATTCGGTGTTGACCCACCAATGTAAAAACTATCATCGGAAAATTTATATTGTTTGCTGTTTGACATGTCAGGTCTTTTTGATGTGTTACCCATAAGTTGTATTATAATCTTTGGTGAAGATTCTTGATAATCAACTTCTAAGAAAGTACCAAACAAGTTTTTTGCAACTGATTTAGATGGTTGAATTTTAGTTTTGTTTTTAAAGTTAGTACCGTAGAAATTAACATATGCGGGAAGCGCTCTCATATCAAGTCCCGTTCCTTGTATTAACATGGAAATTGCACCATACAAAGGAACCTTTGCATTTTTCGCATCTAATAATGGTAGAATTTTATCTATGTTTAGATAAAACTTATCTCCAATATCTCTATTTGCTTTGTCTAAGAATAAAAACTCTTCCAACAATAATCTCTGGCCAATTGAATTACCTGCGGTCCATTTATCATTAAACGACTTAAAAGTATTATAAACTTCGATTTTGGTTTGGTCTGTGTTGTATCCTCTATAAAGATTTATATAGTTGTCATTTCTATTTAGATTAATTCCGTTGTCCGAACTAATCTTTTTTAATAATTCTCCTAAAAAGTATTCTAATCTTTTGTTAGCACCACCGGCATATATTTTGTTTGTGGAGCCCTCAAATATTGAGTTTTTTAAATATTCTTTAAATGCCGCGGTAGTGTTAACTCCATCAGCTTTTCTATATCCCCCATAGATTTGTGCCATTGGTCTATATCTTATGATATTCTCTTCATTTAACTTTATATCATTAATTGAAAAGAAGTTTACATAATATCCATCAATATCTTCACCCATGTATAAATTAATAAAACCTAAATTTGTTGCTGTTAAATCCGCAACATTAAAAGATAGTTCCATATATGTCGATTGAGCCGGTGCCCCCATTCCATAAAAACTATATGGGTCAATTTCTTTTGGATTTGCTAAAGTGAACTTTATTAGGTTTTCACTATTCAAAATATTTGATGTGACGATTTGTAGCTTTTGTTCTTGTCTTTCTTTTATTGACTTTAGTAGGTCGTCGGAACCAATAACATCCGAATCTCCCTTTAGTACTGTTGATATATCTTTTAGTAAATCTTGAAACTTTGGATAGTACACATTCAAGAATTTCTGATATGGTAACTCAGCGTTACCTTTTTCAGTTGCAAAGTCTAAAAACATTTCTTCAAATGCCTCAAGTATTGCGGGACTAAATGTTCCTATTAAATCAATTACTTTTCTATAATTTGTATCAATTGAATAAACATTATCAGTTGTAGAACCCGAGGTGTAACTTCTTGGGTATTCTGATGTTGACGCGTAAGTTCTTCCTGAAAACTCTGAGGTTATTTTTTCATCAACCCAAATACTTCTAAAATTGTATTGTCTTGCAAATAAAATGTCTTCAGTATTTTTTGTTACTAAATCACTACTATTGAAACCATTTGATGGTAAAATAGTGAAGTACTTATCCTTTGGAATATACTTTGAATTATCAACATAAACAGACCAGTATTTATTATTATTTACTTCTTTTTTATGTATAATTTTATTTGATGTGGTTTCAGCACTATATGATGTGTTACCTGAAACAATGGTATAGTGATTATATCCGTTAACAATTTGATGATAAACACCTTGATAATAAGGTGCAATACCAACGTCTGTTGCATTTGTTATTGTTGTCGAACTAATTGTAAATGCTGTGTATACCGCACCTGTTAATCCCCCATCAAAGAATGTAGAACCGGTGATGGGTTGGGTTACATTGCTTGTGTTTAAGAATCCACTTAAAATATCTGTACCATTTATTATTTTCTTTTTGTATCTATGATAAATGGCTCCCCATTTTAACATAAGATGATAGGGAATAAAATGTGTGGAAGAAATTTCTCTAAAAAGAGATGACATCAATATTGTTTTACCACTAAATGTGATATTATCTTCTAAATCTAAAAATGGTAACGAGGTTAATAACAAATATGCCGAACCGACATATCTTCCATAAATTCCATTATTATTAAAATCTGAAAATAATTGTTTATGGAAATATGGTGTATTAACAATGTTGACTGAATTATCTGCAACCTTAAATTTATTAAGGAACATATTAGTCTTGTAATTACTCTTTACCCAAGCACTTGAATCGATTGGTGAACAAACAAATCCTTGATTTGGATTAATACTTAATATTCCTTCAAATTTAAAATTATCATCAGTAAAAGATGTTTTGTTAAGGTAATCAAGATAAAGGTTTGAGTTAAAAGGGTATATGTTCTTTCTATATGGTTCAGGTACATACTTAACCAATTCAGCATTTAACTCATCCTTCTTAAATGATTTAGTTTGTTTTGATACATCCTTGTATTTTTCAAAAACAAAAGGATACTCAATAATTTCTTTTAGATAAGGAACCGTAGGTAAGTGGTCTTTTAAATTAGGGAATCTATTGTATGGAGAAACACCGGGTAAGTAACCACTATATTCTCTTGACGTTTTTGGTGTACCATCGGAATTCAGTATTGGTCTATTGTTTTCATCGACCATTGGTACCGCGGTTCTAACTCTAATTAAATCATCAATTGTTTTTAATTTCTTAACTAACTGAACAAGGTCAATGTCTTCATTGATAGATTCTGATATATTTTCAAATTCTTCCTCGACAAGTATTCTCAAGAAATCATTTGTATATGAATCAAATAATGTCATGTATTTTACTCTCTCATATAGTTCATATATGAAAGACGAAAACACTTTATCTCTAAACGGTGATGAACCATTCATTACATCAATACCACTTATATCATCAATTTTGTTTTCGTCAAAGTCTGTTTCGAAAATGTAATCTATTTCACTAACGGTAGGTTCATTTTTTGTGTTGGTATCAATTCTGTTTGTGGCTATTTTAAAATACTCTTCAACAAAATCAACCTCAGGCCATAAATTTTTATTATTTGATTTTAGTTTGTTTACTAAATCTATGTCGCCAGGGTATGCTATAACATTTTGTTTTCCAGCAGATGTTGGTTTCTTAACTTCAGGCCAAGGGTATATTGCGGGTCCTTTACTCTTTTGTTCATCGGTTAATCCTGAAAGTAGTTTTGCTCTCGCTTTAGAATTTTCAAACGCTCTATCATGAACGTCTTTCATCAATCTAACATAAACTTCGGCATTTGCAAGAAGTACCGCAAATATGTTTCTAATTGTTGGTTCAAATCCAAAACCTTTAGATGGGTCTTTAATGATTTCATTCATTTTTCTTTCAACCTCATCTTCAAGTTTTTTTCTTTGTTCCTCAAAACTTTTTCTTATTTCGTGTATGTCATTTATTAAATTATCGAAACCAATTAAAACCTTTTTATTACCATCAGTTTCATAGTATTCTTTTATGGTTTTTACATTATTTAATGTGACCTTCTTGAAATCTGCGGTTGTTTTGTTCATGTTACTATTAACAAAACTTAAATTTTTATTTATAAGTTCTGTTCCGTTAACAATTAATTTTTCAAGTGTACCATTTTTATCTTTATCCGTAATCTTATCTAATTTAGTTTTATCTGACTCAGGTGTATAATACCAATTCTCACTTGTTGTCTCTGTGTTATTTAACGCAACTTTTTTTGTTTTGATTATGTATTCTTTGGATAGATTTATATTGGCCCACGCTTTTAGATTGTTTTCAAAATCATCAATACTTTTTTCAATTTCACTTACTCCCGATAAAACCTCCATCGAAACTACATTATTAAAAATTTGTTTCTCTAAAATTTTATCAAGTGATTCTGCCAAATAACCTAATTCTTTAATTGTTCTTGTTGGCATGTCCTTAGGTACCAAACCTTTCTGTTTGTATTGAGAAAAGATTGAATTTAAAATTGCAAACCCTCTTGACCCTCTTGATATTGTTTTTTGGTACCTACCACTTTCCTCATTAAATTTTTTGTTTTCAACCTTTTCGGTTAAGAACATATATGGTGAGTTAATAATCGCGGATAATGATATATCATTAAGATATACATAATTCGACCCAACAAATGTTGTTGAAACTTCAAAGTTTCCTGTTGTATCACTAAATCTTGTACTAAACTTAATTAAATGTAATCTATATCTTATCGCCTTTCCGTAGTATCCTTTTACCGTTAGATAAAATATTGGCCACGGGATGTGAAAAAATGCGTTATATGGTGAGTTCTCATGGGATTCAAACAACACCTTACCTCTAACATCAATGAAATTAATTGTAACCTGAGCCGGCGCAAAGTTTGCTCCCTTAACTGTTATATTAATTGAATCAATACCAAAACTTTGTCCTGATTTATCGTTAATGAAATAGTCGTCTTTAAATAATTTAGATGACGCATCATCTTTTATTTTAAAGTCGTTAGCTTTATTTAATTCGGGATTTCCCACAAATGCTTCTGTCCAAGTTGCATCAAAGTTCCCATCTCCACTTTGATTTTTTAAAAAGTTTAAATTTCCTTTTGCAATACTAACTAAAGTACTTCCTTGGTCTTCGGCAACAAGTCTTGTTCTTGGAATCAAATCTGCTTCCAAATTAACATACATTACCAAATTCTCTTGTTTTAATCCCCTTGGTTGTATGTTTCCGTCAGCGTCCACAACACTATTAGGGTCAACATATATAAGATTGTTTTGGTCAACTTTTACAAGTATGTTTTCACTATTTGATAATTCACTGTTCCCCATAATATAAGTTATACAATTCTACGCCTCTTTTATAATCTTGTAAAGAGGTTGTCAACGGAAATGGTATTCTTAATAAGGCATTATTTGGTATTTCAAATTCAACACTACCAAGTATAGGGTTAGCCATTAGTATTATCCAACCGAAAACGGGTGTACCATAATAATCCTGAGATAGTTTATCCATTCTGTCTTTTCCTCTTTTGAAATAAATGTATTTGTCAGTAGTCTTAATTGGTATTTCTATACCCGGAACTATCCTAAATTCACCACTCTCAATAAAAAACTGATATCTATCAAAATATTCTCTTGCCATTTTATGTAACTTTATAGTAGTTTAATTTACTTCCAATCGGTAAATTATCTGAATGAACTTTAAATGCTTCCTCAATTATAGTTGAGTTAGTTTCGGGAGCTTCAGTAATTGCAAAGGATAGTGGTTTTTTATTTTTTCTTTCAGGTGATTTACTAAACTTAAACTTTTTATCTTTTGGTTTATCGACAAATTTTTCTATTTTATTTCTTATCTTTTTTCTAAGATTGTCAGGAAAAATAATTTCATCCTTTTCATATGATTTAACTATTGAATCCACCGCGTCAACCAAAATAACTTTCATTATCTTTTCAAAATCGGTACTTGAGAATGTTGGACTAAAGAAATTAATTGATGTGGTTAAATCACTATATAATTTAGAATTGTTTTTTTCAATATAGTTTATACAACTTTCGTATTGTTCATATAACATATTATACGTAAAACCAGATAATGTTGCGGTTGTTGCGGTTTCACCCGAAACTTTTACATCCTTACCTAATTTAACTATAAAATTCACATTGTCTAATGAATTTACTAATGAATTTCTTGTTTTTTCCAAATCTTCCATTGGATTTTTTTCGACAAGCGCATTTATAGTGTCTTCAATATGTTTTCTTATAACGGGAGTAATAAATTCGTTTGACCTTGTAATCTTAGGTGGAGTTAATTCACTATCTAAATTTAACATGGTTGATAAATCTGTCAATCCCATTTGTGTAATTAATCCACTTAGTAACCCTCTTTTTAAAAACGCCAATTCTTGTGTTGTTTTATATTGACCTAATATAGAAATTGTTTTACCGGGTGACGTACTCGTAGTTGTAAACACATCGTATTGATGTACTGACCTATATGTTGGTTCGAATAATAGTTTACCAATCTCATTACCATATTTCGGTATTAAAGAGTTGTATGTTTTTTCATATGAATCAAAATATGCCTTAGTATTTGTGAATACCTCATCAACCAATTTTGAATAGTCTAATTTTCCACTATTTATATTTAATGCCCCAACATAAACACCTTCTTTAATTTTATTTGTGTTCTGAGATTGTGTACTTGGTGGTGTGGATGATGCTTTCAATAACGACTCTAAGAAATCTTTTGTGAATTTTTCAGCTTTAACACCACCTATCGTTTCATTAGTTGAAATTGACCTTTCATCATACATTTCTGTATTAGCAAAGAAGTTAGACGATAAGGCATTTTGTAATCTTTCGACGGGTTTAGATAATCCTTGTCCACCAATAAATGTGATTTGACATTGTACTGAGGCAATCATTGGTTGTACGCCAATGCCTTCAGGATTCAAATCCCATCCACTATCCTCATAGGATATATTCACATCACGGATAATAATTTTAGAATGATAAAAATCCCCAATTCTCAAAACACAAACAGGTGGTGAACCAAATGTAGTGTTTCTTGCATTTAGGTCACTATCATCTGAAATTCCTTTAATTGGCATTGTATCACCAGGTCTTAAACATTGTAACATAAAAGTTAAACGTGCATTTAATCCTTCGGGCGTTGTTGAGTGAAAACCTGGATGAAAATATTTTAATTTTTCTTTTAATGATTTAAATGCAATAGGAGAATCTTCCTCAAGTTTCTTAAAGTAATAACACTCAGAAAGTGTTTTCATTATGATTCTCTTTAATGGGTCAATAGCCGGTTTTTTAGTAGGTGATGATATAATTACATCTTGACCCGGTTCAATACTTGTAACGGGCGTAGGTGTTGTTTGTGGTTTTGGTGGTTCCGAATTTTCTGTGTAATCAATATCCACTCTTGATTGCCTACAACCAAAAGCTATTGGTGCATTAATTTTTAAACCCTTAACAGTTTCAAACTCTTTTCCATTACATTTGTCATCGGGTTTCGGACCTGTGAATTTTTCACCCCAATTTATACTTATAACAACAAGTTTACCGGGGTTGTCTTTATAACCAAAATCGGCTAATTTGTATTCTTTAACAATTTTAATTGTTTGACCTTTTTGAATAACCACTTTATCGAACTCACCTCCGTCTTTTGTAAGTGACTCTTTTATATCACTAATCCATTGTAATTCTGGTTTTGCACCATTACTGATTCTATCAAAGAAATCTTTTATAATACTTGAGCTTCTTCTTAATGCCAGTTTTTCGTTATATAATTCACTCGCAACTGAAGAACATGAAGACTCGACTTTAAGTAATATTTTTTGAACTTTATTACTCTCTTTTAGTTTTGTTTTTAATTGTTCTGTTTTACCTGTATATGATTCAAATTGTTCCTTAGCTTTATCAAATGCGGTAATTAGTTCATCCTTTTTTTTCAAAACTGATGTGTTATCAATAGTTGCACCGCTATCACCAAAAACATAATCAATTTCTTTTTTTACTTGGGTTGTTTGAGTAATTCCCGTGATACTTCTTAAATCAGTTTCTAAACCATTAGAGTGTGTTGTTTTTTTATTATAAAAATCAGTAAACAATGAACCATACGGAGTGTCAACTTTTATAGAATTCAATCCTGGACCCGGAAAATCATTATCATATTTTAAATCAAATGAACCGAGTTTTTCGGGTTTACCTCCACCGCCTTCATTGTTATTTGTTTGTTGAGTAACCTCGACAGGTGTTGTATTTGTACTAAATGTTTTTATTACCTCAGGGTCTTTTGCCTTTTCAAGATATGCTCTAATTAAGTTAATATCATCTACATCAAGGTATGAATATGTTCTAATTAAAGAATAAAAATCTAATTCTTTACATCCAGCAAAAAAAGCGTTAATGTAGTTTTCTGCTTCTTCATCACTCATGAATTTAAAGTGTTCTCTAACCAATAAGTTTAAGATACTCGGGTGGTCAACCACAACTTTAAAAGATAATTGTCCTGTTCTTGACGTATCTTGGTATGTATAAATTGGTTCAGGTCTACCTAAAAACGTATTGTCTTGCCACCTAGCTGAGTTGTTCTCACTAATTTTTAAATCATATGGTGGAAACCACATTACACGTCCTCCATTTGGGCCTCTTTCACAATATGGTAAATCGTTATATGTAAATCCTGGCATGTTTGATGTTTTCCAAGCCAAGTTTTCAATTGAGAACATGTATTTCTTAGCATAAAATCCATCGCCCTTTTTAAAAATATTCGTTGAAACACCTTTAAATTCTCTGTCTCCATCTGACATTGGTGCAATGTTGAGGTTCCAAGGAGTAGACATAACACTATCATCGAACCTACGAATATTACCTGTTCTTTTCATAGTGTCCGAATAGTTCATATACGCCCTATCCTTAGTCCATACTCTACAATATTCTACTCCTGTTGTTTCGTTTGTAAATTTATCAACGTATTGAATTGCAGAACCTCTCGACAACATAGTCTCACCTTCTCTAAAGATTCTACTTGTTTGGTCAATACTATTACCAACGTGTGTTCTCGATACCAACCCATCTTTAGGCATTGAGTTTAATA